GAATACAATGGGCTTAACTAGACCAAGACTTGGACAATTCCAAACTACTACAACAGCATTCGATGACGCTATTATTGTATTAAACAATAACGCTAGTAATGCTGATAATAATACAAAAGATATTGGTATTGTATTTGAACGTGGGGCTGACCAGAATCAGGTTTTTCTATGGGACGAGTCTGCTGACGAATTTATTTTAGCTAGTTCAAACGAACAAGGCTCAACGTCCGGCGATGTAACGTTAATCGGGTACGCAAATCTACATATTAATAATCTAATTGCTGAAGGCAGTATTACAATGAAGGGTAATGTTGTCCTCGGTGACGCAGTTACCGATACAGTTACATTCAATGGAGCATATACATTCCCTAGTGCTGACGGAAGTGCCAATCAAGTACTAGCAACAGACGGTGCTGGCAACTTGAGTTTTGTTAATGTAGCCACAACATTAGATGCTGTTACTACCAACGGTGCCACAACAACAAACGCTATTAGCACTGGCGCTATTACTGTTAGCGGTAATATTGTTCCGAGCGCAAACGAAACATATAGCTTAGGTACTCCAACAAATAGATTCTCTACACTACACGTTGCTCAAAGCACAGTATATTTAGGCGAAACAGCACTTAGTATTGTAAGTGGAGAGTTATATGTAGATGGAAATCCTGTCGCTGGCGCAGGTGACGCTTGGCCAGGATATGATGGCGATTATGATTTAGCAAAAGCACTAGCACAAACAACTTCCGAAACTCCGTTTGAGGAAGGCGGTGAAGATCCATTTGGTGTTGTACTAACACTTGTGTTTGACAACATGGACCCAGGTGGGCAAATTATTACATATGATTTAGCCGGCACATACGCAAGCGGCACAGCAACCGGAAGCCCTGAGGCTTACTTGGGCGCATAAATATAGATATCAAACAGGATTAGGAAATGCCTACAGTACTACAATTAAGACGTGGAACAACCGCACAAAACAACGCTTTCACTGGCTCCGCTGGCGAGCTTACATTCAACACATCAACTGGTGCATTAAGAGCGCACGATGGAACAACAGCAGGCGGTGCTGAGATGCTCGTTAATACTGGTAGTAACGCAAATATTTCCCAATCAGTTACATTAACTGGTGCAGTCACTGGTTCGGGTACTATTACTAATCTTGGCGATTTAACTATTGCTACAACTGCTACAAATGACCCAACTATTACACTAGCAGGTGATTTAACTGGTAGTTGCACACTAACTAACTTAGGAAATGCTACATTAACAGCAACTATTGCTGCTAACTCAGTAGCACTTGGCACTGATACTACTGGTAATTATATGTCTAACATTTCTGCTGGTACCGGAATTAGTGTAAGCCACACACCAGGCGAAGGATCAACAGGAACTATAGCATTATCACATCTAGGGATTCAATCACTAAGTGATCCTCTAGCTGATAGGATTTTAATGTGGGACAGTAGCGCAGGCGCAAGTGCTTGGTTAACTGTCGGATCAAATCTAACATTATCAGGAACTACATTAAGTGCCGACACACAAGCACCTGTTGCTGGTACCGGGATTAGCGTATCCGGAACAACAGTTTCGTTAGGAACATCAGGAGTAACTGCCGGGAGTTACGGTAGTTCAAGTGCTGTTCCTGTATTAACTGTTGACGCATATGGACGTATCACTAGCGCAAGTACAGCAAGTATTACAACTGACTTATCCATTGCTAGCGACTTAGGCACTGGCACAATTAGTTTAGCTAGTGAAACAATGACAGTTACAGGCGGCACTAACGCTAATACGAGCATTAGTGGGAACACAATTACAGTAAATGTTGATTCAAGCCCGAGTTTTGGCGGCAATGTTACTATTGCTGGTAACTTAACAGTAAACGGTACTGTAACCACAGTAGCTACAACAAATACAACAATTAGCGATAGCTTAATTGAATTAAATTCGGGCGCAGCTTCAAACGCAAGCGACTTAGGTATTGTAATGGAACGTGGTTTAACTGGAGATAATGCATTTATTGGGTGGGACGAATCCGCTGATAAGTTTATTGTAGGTACAACAACAGCAACAGGATCAAGTACAGGCGATTTAGTTATTACTGCTGCTAACCTAACTGTAGCAACTCCTGTTGCTAGCACAGACGCAGCGACCAAAGGATATGTTGATTCTGCTGTTTCAACAAGTCCTGTAATTACATTAGCAGGCGATTTATCAGGAAGTTGTACATTAACTAACCTAGGAAGTGCTACGTTAACAGCAACAATCGCTGCCAACTCAGTAGCATTAGGTACTGATACAACTGGTAATTATGTAGCAGCAGGCGCCACATCTGGCAACGGTATTTCAGGATCTGTAAGCAGCGAAGGTGGCACGTTTACTGTAACGTCAAATGCCACTAACGCAAATACAGCGAGTACTATTGTATTCCGTGATGCGTCAGGTAATTTCTCAGCAGGTACTATTAGTGCTAATTTAACAGGTAATGTTACAGGTAATGTTACAGGTAATGTTACAGGTAGTTCAGGCTCATGCACAGGAAATGCTGCTACAGCAACAAATGCAACTAATGCTGCAAACGTACAAGTTGATGCTGATAATCTTACAAATGCTACCCACTACATCACTTTCTCGGGTGCTGCAACTGGTAACAACCGTCTAAACAGCGATACAGGGTTAACATATAACCCATCAACAAATACATTATCAACTAGTATTTTTTCTGGTACGTCAACAACAGCGAGATATGCTGACTTGGCTGAAAATTACATAGCAGATGAAGCATATTCCGCTGGTACTGTTGTAGCATTTGGTGGTGATGCAGAAGTTACAGTTGCTAACACATTTGCTTCGCGCAACACAGCAGGTGTAGTATCAACTAATCCAGCACACTTAATGAATTCGGAGTTAACTGGAGACACAGTAGTAGCATTAGCACTAGCAGGACGTGTTCCGTGTCGTGTAGTTGGTGTAGTACGTAAAGGCGACTTAATGGTTGCTTCAAATACTCCGGGGTGTGCTATAGCATGGGGAGAAGAATTACGCGATCCGCCAGCAGGCTCTATTATTGGCAAAGCACTTGAAGATAAATCAGGTCAAGGTGAAGGAATTATCGAAGTAGTTGTTGGTGTACGATGATTGAAGAACAGTACAGAACAGAGTACGAAGGCGAATTTGTAGTAACTGGTATTCACTACAAAAACGGTAAAAAAGAACAAACACGTGAGTGGATCGATAATCCACTTGAACTCAAATCAATTTCTGGACGTGCAGTATGCGTTAGTGACGGATTAACGGTTGATGATTTTAACTTGTCAAGATTAATGGCACGTCACGGACTGTTAAACACATTAGCACTACACGTATACGGAACCAATAAATTATATCAAAAATTCCACCCAAACTTTCACGTAACGTTTGACAAAGAAGACTTAGAAGATTTAGTAGCACAAAACTTAACAGAAGAAATAATGGTATATACTAATACCAGCAACTGTTTAAAATACCCTGGTGAGTTCTTTATTATCCCTTATGGTATTAAAAGTACAAGCGAAGCGATTGCTGCTTGGTTAGCATGCTTTGATGGGCATAAAGAAATTTATCTATTAGGATACGATCAATACACTAGAGATTCTACGCGACGCACTAAGCTAATTGACTCTGTTGAACGAGTTATTAAAGCGTATAGTTCAACTAAGTTTATTCATGTTATTAGAAGCGGTGAAACACCCGATGAATGGCGTCAGCACCTAAATGTAAAAACAATGACTAGACCGGAATTTATTAGTCATTGCGATATTTCATAACTGTACAATTTTTCCACAGTTTCGATTTTATTATAGATATCTTCGATATTAATAGTAGCCCAAAGTCCCGGATGTAGAGGCTTTGGAATAATTCCTTTGTCAATCCACGAATATCCTAAGTGTTCGTCGTTGAGTTTTGGAATAAATTCGTCTGTTACTAAGCAAAAGAATGTGTGGTATATAAAATGATTATTAGGTCCTGTAAACTGTTCAATAGGAACAAGTTTAATATACTCTGGTAAACTGCCCATTTCTTCAGAGCATTCGCGAGTAATAGTATCTAATAATGCTTCGCCATTTTCAACCTTGCCGCCAGGTAACCCCCAATGATAAGGATGTTTAGGATCATTACGCATTAAGTACAAATAACGTTGTGTGTTATAGGCGTAGAACCAAATACCTACTGCGTTTAGATCACCAGTGACCATTTGCCTCCCTGATACAACCCTTCATAACTGCGTACCCACACAGAACCATCCCATTTATATTGTAAACTGGTGGTCAAATTGGTAACATATTCTATTGATGCAGTAGTACTAGCATCAAAAACTACTGACCATTGTGATCCGTTGTATTCAATGATATCATTGATGCCAGCAATTAATTCCTGATCATCTGTGCTTTTCCATGCTTGTGCCATGGGTGGAACAGTGGATCTATCGTCAGAATCAGCACCATAACCAATGCTGTCTGTTAACAAATATCTCTGACCAACTGTGGCTACTGGCAGTTCTGCACCAGGGCCACTACGTTGTGGATCGATGACAGCGTTAACTGGGGCTAGTGTGTTTGCAGGAAGCGTATCTTCGTCAACTGTGAACAGCATAATGCGATCATCAGTTGGATGATAAGCAACAGTACCTACAATCTCAATATCGTTAGTGTCATTTTCTAACCGAATTTGACTAATACCATCGCGTAACTTACCGTATTCTTCAACAACAGCGTGCCATAATATAATGCTGTCGTCTTGCGTACTTAAACTTCCTAAATCTGTATTTGCTTCGTCTACGGCACTTGATTTTAGTACTTGCAATTGATTACCAATTAACAATACTTGATACCCATGCGGAGTAACTTGCAAACGAGTACCTAATAACAAATCATCGTTTTCTAATATGCTATTAGTATTACCGTTAGCATCAAATACACTGGCAATGACTTTGTGAATAACACCAAGTTTAGTAACTTTAGCAGGCATACTGATCCATATTGGAAGAGTAAACGTTAGCGTCATAATATCAATTGGTTCATCATTGCCAACCGGAACGGTACGAGATGTATAGTTAATATCGTTAAGTTCAACAACAGTTAAACTAGTCCAATCAATATAATTATCAGTGCTTTGTATTTCTAAACTTGGATTGAACATTGGAGAAATTTGTTCAAACAACTGCCATTTTTGATTTGTGTTTGTGGTCCAAATGTCTAACTTGATAGTTACATCATATGGAACTGGCATATGACGTTTAACAGTAAACGCATTGCCTTGCGTAGTTTCATAAGTTTCTGTGTCTGCATCCCAAGAACGCTGACGATAACTACGTGTGTCTACATGATATGGTTCTTGCACACGTTCTCTTGCGTATTTTAATCCACTTACATAAAAACTCATCATCGGCGCACTAGGCATTGAATTAGCACTATTGTTTTGAATAATGTTCTGAGCTTGGCGAGAAGCATCACCATAACGAATAGGAACTGTTAAGTAGGTTGGATTACCTGAGTCATCTTTGCCGTACTCTACTTGGAATCCCGAGAAGATTCTTGTAAATTGTAGCAAAAATCTACGTAATTGTTCGTCGTAGAAGAAATCAACTTGTGCCATTAGTTATCCGCCTCTGGTCGTAGCAAATCGCTTAGACTTTGTTTGCTTGGAATATTACCACGATCAGTTGTAGCTACTGTAGCATTGTTATTAACAAATGAACTACGTTGCGTAGTATTGTCATTGTTTAAGTAACTCATTTCAGTTCTTACATTATCTTCTACTTTCACCCAACGTGCTCCGTCATATCTAAATAATCTATTTGGATGATAATCCAAACGTAAACAATAGTCACCACTTCTTGCGTTAATTGGAAAACTAACTCCTGGTGTAACAGGCAAACCGTTTGGTGGCATTGTGTTGCCAGTTAAGTATCCAACCAGATATCCATCAGATGTTGGGGACACCAAACTGCGGTCTGCTCTGACTGCACCCAGGTCTGCTGTTAACAATGAATTATCAGCACTGATACCTGTGCCATCCTCGGGTTCACCGTCGCTGCCATAAGGAGCAACATAAAACTTACTAACATCATATCCTGCTAGCGGAACTTCTACTTCTGCTTGGGCAAGAATTGCATCATTGATATCTTTGTTCTTATTGTATGTAGTTAGGTAATCGGTAAGGTCGCCAGTTTCGTTGCCCTTCTCATTGGTGTAGCCATCTAAAATATCTTTGTATTCTTGTGCGCCCACCATTGGAACTGCTTTAACACGCCAAATGTGCGGCATCCAGGTTTTACTAAAGCCTTCACTAGCAAATGATGCATCCTGAATAACATAAAATTTTGGCATTCCAATTGGAATATTGGAATCCAGTGGATGAAAATCTTTTAAATTGGGAACCTCAATAACATCGCCTGACATTAGTTTACGACCAACAGTATCAATCATATCATTATAATGAAATGTTACAAAGATAGTATCGTTTTGAATGAATAATCCAAACTGACTTAGGTTAAAGTCAATGTCCTGTACATTGTACACACCCCGCAACCGATAAATAGATTCATCATAATCACGATCTCTGTTTTCCAGTGTAAACAAATCCTCAATAAACAATGGGTCGGTTTCTGAATACACAGGTCTGGTAACATCATAATTACTGGATTCTGATGAATAATCACCAGACACCTTTGGGCCCAGATACTTATGAATATAAATATCAAGTCCACCAACTGTATACTGCTCTGAGATCACACTGTCTAGATACTTGTAATCGTTGCGTTTTTCAGGAGACCATAAACTTAATCTTGGCATATTAAATAATCTTTATATGTTGTAATTTAACCACAATAAGTACATTTTATGAACTCACGGCAAATTTTTATGTATTTATCCGCTTTGACTAGGTTGACAACATTGGTTCAGGGCTCTATAATAAGCAGATACTAACAAATAGGAGTTAGCAATGGCCCGTAAGCCTCAAAGCAACAAAATCAAGGCAGCAGCCGCAGAAGCCAAATATGTAGGACAAGAGCCTACTTGGGCAGAACAGCCTGCTGAAGAAAGTCGCACATCAGCATTAGTTACTGCTATGAACTGGTACAACTATACTTGTGATAGCAAACAAGCCAAGCAAATGATGCTGGATTACTTCAAAGAGCAAGGCAAAGCCGATGCTTATAAAGTGATTAAAGGCACCGCAGATGCGAAGCTCACTAACACAGTGGGTTGGTTGTGTCGTATGAGCAATCAAGGGCTAGAGCTTAACGAAAACGAAGTTGAACGCATCAATTTTGAAGTGGAACGTCACGTAAACGATGCTCCGGAAGTTGAAGAAACAAAGGAAGAAGCAAAGCCCAAAGGTCCCACTATTCAGGAACGTATGCTTGAAAAGGCAAACGAAGCAGCAGGCGAGCTCGAAGGGCTACTAGACAACTTTATTCTCAATGGATGTAAGCCAGTTAAGGGCGAAAATCCTATTGATGTACTAAAAGTTGCTAACATCCTGCCGCAGCATATTTCAGTAATCACTGATATATGGGAAGCAAAGCTCGCTGAATTCCGTGCAGCACACGACGGTGACGAAGAAGTTGTTGAGTACTATGCTAATTACGGTAAGATTGAACTGCGCAACCTTGTAAAGTTTGCCGAACAAGTAATCGCTGACGCACTGAGTTATGTACAGTTTAAGAAGGTTGCCAAGACTCCGCGCCGTAAAAAGCCAGTTCCGCCTGAGAAAGTAGTAGCAAAACTCAAATATATGAAGGAATTTGGTGATATCAAGTCAGAGAAGCCTGTGAAAATTCTTGGTGCTAAGGAAATGTTTGTGTACAACACTAAGAATCGCAAGCTACAATACTATGTAGCAGACCAGCACTCAGGTGGGTTATACGTGAAGAACAATGCTATTATTGGTTATGACCCGACTCAAAGCGTTATGAAGACGCTTCGTAAACCAGATGAGCAGATTAAAGAGCTTACAAAAGCAAGTAAACCTAACAGCCGTAAGTTCTTCAAAGATATTAAAGCAGTAGAATCTAAACTAAATGGACGTTTCAATGGGAACCTTGTTATCATTCGAATCCACTAATCCAATAATTGTATTTTATCCAACATTTGCTGGTGGAAAATTTATAGGAAACTGTCTATCTTTGAGCAAAAATGTTCTGCCAATGAAAAAAGATTGTGCTCTGTATCTTATGGAACATCCAACAGATTACTTGTATCGTTTAAAATGTATTATGCAAACAATACCTCCTAAAGATAATATGGATCAATGGAGGGATGGAATCGAATTTGGTGATACTGAATTTTATGGAATAGATTTTTTAGATCGTTGGCTATCTGGCAAGTTAGATAATACACATATTTTAAATAATCTTTTAAAGAAAGAGTTTAATTTTCTTATTACAGCACATGGAAATGGACATGGCTTGTCCCAAGTTGCAAAAATATTACAAAATAGCACAATTTTAATTTTATATAACTATCAAGATTTTTATAATATTTCTCTTTCGCTAAAAGGAGGTAATTTAAGTATTGATTATTTAGGTAATTATAGAAAAGAAAAATACGAAGACGTGCTAGCTGGGCCTTCGTGGCCGTCCTGGAGTGAATTTAACAAATCATTATTTAATGTGCAATTTCTTAGCAAAAGTTATGATCATGTTAAGCAAGAAATTGACTATTTCTATGGAGGCGGAAACATTAAAAACAAAATTGTTGGATTTGATATGTCAACAATTTTTGATCAACAGTTATTTCTGAAAGAAATGCAATTATTATACACTAATATGGGGTATGATGATTTTAATGAAAAGATATTAAAAATTTTCTGGGAATCTTACATAGCCCTTCATACTTAATTTGCACTAAATAGTGTAATAAGGATGGACAGGACATATGAGTTTAGATTCTCTAAAGCAAGATCTCTTTAAATACGTTGGATTAAGATTAGGCGATGGCATTATCGACATCGAACTTGATCCAGAACATTATGAGATCGCTTACCAAGAAGCACTTGGTATTTTTAGACAACGATCGCAGGCTAGCACGGAAGAAAGCTATGCGTTTTTAACACTCCAGGAAGGACAGGATACTTACACACTACCACAAGAGGTAACACATGTCCGTCAAATTTTCAGACGTACTCTGGGGGACGCTACTGGCCCTTATAGTACTAGCTTTGACCCATTTAGCCAGGCTACTCTTAACGTCTACCTTCTAAACTACACTTATGCAGGTGGTTTAGCTACCTTTGAAATGTATTCACAGTACGTTGAACTTGCAATGCGTATGTTTGGCGGGTTTATGAACTACACATTCAATCCTGTAACAAAACAACTTCGTGTTGTGCGCGACCCAAAAGGCACAGGTGAAGAAATTCTACTTTGGGTATACAATGCTAAACCAGAAGTAACATTGCTACAAGACTATCAAACATCACAGTGGATCAAGGACTATACTACTGCTGCCGCTAAAGTTATTATTGGGCAAGCACGTGAAAAATTTGCTAGTATTGCTGGTCCACAAGGTGGCTCTGCATTAAATGGTTCTCAAATGAAGCAAGAAGGTATGTCCGAAAAGCAAGCATTGCTTGATGATTTGCGCAATTATGTAGATGGTTCACAACCAATTACATTCGTAATAGGATAATAAGATGCGAGCAGGCGAATTTATTCCTAAAGACGAACCGGATATATTAATTCGTAT